CTCCCACTCCGAATGCACTCCTGCAACTGCCGCCTCCTGCTCTGCCCTCGCCAGACGGACCTCCTCTTGCAGCGCAGCCACAGCCTCCTTGTGCTCCTGCTCCAGCCCTACCACTGTACGCTCCCTCTCCTGCAGCTTCAACTTCGACTCCGCCTCCAGCGCCACCGCAGCTCGCACTTGCTCCTCTGCCAGCGCAACCTCCGACGCTGTCGACGCCCGCAGCTGCGCCTCGTGCGCCGCCGTCTGCGCCTCGTGCGCCTCCTTCTGCGCCACAATGGCCTCATCGTGCTCCGATCGAGCCGCCGCCAACTCTGACTGCACACCTGCCACTACCTTCTCGTGCATCTCCTTCGCTCGCTGCACCGCGTCGCGCGCGAGTTCCTCCCTTCCCATAAATGAAACCTTTTCTGCATTCAGATCCCTAATTATTTCACAAATAAATCCAAATCTAGCGTTTATATGATCTATATATTTATCAATTCCCGCTTTAATATTTTCGATATCTCCTATAGCTTCAGTAGGAGGAGTATCTCTTGTGTCTTCGTCTCCTTTTCTTGTTACTTCTCTTACTCCTCCTGTTGCTCCTCCCTCTGCTCCTCCGCCTCCTCCAGATCCAGATCCAGATCCACTTACATCTCCATTTTCACTTTCATCTGCCATTTTATATAAACACATATAAAAATTTTATAGAAATTCTAATTTCTTTTTAAAGAAATTTTATCAGAACATGATCTATTATTTTTTATAAAATCCATTAATTCATTTGTTTTATCAAAATCATTTTCAAAATATTTTAGTAATGAATTTTCTAAAAACTTTAATGTAATACTTTCTTTTACAGAACTTTTATGATATTGTAATTTAGTATCTAATGAAGAAATATTAAAAACACTTTCTTGTAAATTATTTTCATTAATGTAGCAAACAATATTCTTTTCTAATTCATCTTTTTTAGATTTTAAAGTTTTTACTTCTTCCATTTTAGATTTAATATTATTATCATATTCACACCATTCAATTATATTTCGGTTAAAATCTGTCATTATATATTATTTTTTATAAATTATCCTTAAATTCAGAATTATTAAGAATATTATTAATATAATCAATAAAACAAATCCTATAATAAATTTTAAAATATAAGGATACATTTGAAACATAACATGTTCAACTATTGGATTTAAAATATCCTGTTTTAATAAATTCATATTTTCTTCTTTTTTAACTTCATTACAAACTTCTTCAATACTTCGTTTAATCATAAAATTAAAATCCATATAATAGTTTAATAAAATATATTTTTAATATTAACTCACATGTTTGTTTGTAATTATTTTAAAAGAAAAAGTGATAATAATAATTTAATAAAAAAAGAAAATACAACAAAATATATTGAATTTTCTGTAGAACGCGATTTTACAAATAATTTATGTTTAATATGTTTGGATTCTATGAATAAAGATAATAATATAATAATGATAGATTGTGGTCATAAATATCATAGAGGTTGTTTATTAACTTGGTTTGAAAGAAAAAAAATATGTCCTGAATGTGATTTTTCAGTAGAATAAAAATATTTTATTAATATAATGAAACAAATATATCAAATATTATTATTTATTTTTGTATTATATATAATTTGCAATTTAATGAATAAAATAAATATCCCTGTAATAAAAGATATTAATAATTTTAATCCATTAAAATCATATAATGTTTATACCTATATTGAAACTCCAACAAATTTTAATAATGAAAAGAAAATTCAATTATTAAGTAAAAATTTAGATATTCCTATATTCTTTAAATTATGTTTAGAATTAATGGAGAAAAAAATAAATGGATTAAATACAAGTTTGATTGTTTTAACTCCTCAAAATTATCTTAATTATGTAAATGATTTTCCTATTAAAATGTGTCCAACATCGGAATATTCATTAAAAAATAGAGTTGATTTATTATCCGCGTATGTTTTAGAAAAAAATGGTGGATTATTCATATCACCTGGAACAATTGTTTATAGTTTAAATGATATTTTATCAAAAGTAAATTCATTTGATTTTGTTACATTTGGTAGATCAAGATATGATCCTAATTCATATATTCTTGGTAGCAAACATAACGGAGAATTTATTAGATCTTATAAAAAAATATTAACTCAAAATTTTCCTTCATCATCAGATAATATTCTTCAGAAAACGTTATCTGAAAATCATTTAAAAAATGGTTATCATTATTCAGGGGAATATGATGGTTCTGTTAGTAAATCTAATAATAAGATATTTATTACAGATTATTTAGGTCAAACAAATATTCGTTACAAAGATATTAATAAATTATCATTAATTTCAGTTCCTTATGAAGAACTTCTAAGAAATCAAGAATATTATTGGTTTAATAATTTATCAAGAGAACAATTTTATGATTCAGATATTTTTGTTTCAAGATTATTAAAAATACTTAAAATTTGAATAATAATTTATTTAATTATAAAACCAAATATGGGAATTAAATCACTTACTAATTCTATTAAGAAAGAAGCACCTGATTCTATTATTCATGAAAATCTATATAGATTGAGTGGAAAGAAAGTTGCAGTAGATGCTTCTCTAATTATTTATCAAAATCTTTTGAATATTGGTAATCGGCCATTATTCAAGAATAGTAAAGGTAAGATTACAAATCATTTGTCTGGATTATTTTATAAAATTGTAAATTATTTGTCTCTTAATATAGAATTAATATTTATCTTTGATGGTAGACCTCCTAGTATAAAATCTGAAACTATTAAAGATAGAAAAGTTAAATCTGAAAATGCAAAAGCAAAAATGGATAATTCGAGTACACAAGAAGATAAAGATAAATATGAAAAAGCATCAATTAGATTGACAAAAGAAATGATTGATGATGTTAAAAAACTACTAAATCTTATGGGAGTTTCATATATTCATCCTGAAGTAGGAGAAGGTGAAGCATATGCTGCAGAATTATGTAGAATTGGTTATGTAGATTATGTTTTGACGGAAGATATGGATACAATTGTATATGGGTGTCCTAAACTCATTACAAATTGTAAGGATAAAACAATTAAAAGAAAAGATATTATTTCAATATTTGATTATCAAAAGATTATATCAGGTTTTAATTTAACTCATGATCAATTTGTAGAATTTTGTGTTCTTTGCGGTTGTGATTATTGTGATTCAGTTCCAAAAATAGGTAATATTTCAGCACTAAAACTCATTAAACAATATGGGACAGTAGAAGAAATTATAAAAAATACTAAATATGTATTTCCAGAAAATTATTTGGATTTGTTTAATCAATCTAAAGATATCTTTTATTTGTGGAAAGATAAAATTGATGTAAATAAACTTGAAATAAATAAATCTCAAAAAAATATTGCTCAACTAATTCAATTTCTGGTTGGTGAAATAGAAATGAATGAAACAAAAGTCCAAAATGGTATTAAAAAAATAATGAATGTTCATAACTTCTCTTTAATAAATGATTAAATTTTAACAACTTTTGCAAAATTAACTTCAGGATTATTATTACTAATTTCTTCTCTACAAGTTTTTTTTTTCTCTTCTATACATGGACAACCATGAGAATTCATATATCTATGTACAGAACAAAATTTTCCACCACATTTACAATCAAATGAAATAAGTTTTAGTTTTTTTTTACAACTTTCATGAGAGCATCGTTCAACCATTATGTTTTTTTTTAAAATACATTATATTTTAATCAAATTTATTGAAAGAATGTAAAACCAAAACCCCAACCTCTAAATTCTTCATCAAATTGTTTTTTACTAATATAACTTTTATCTTTAACTTTAATAGAATCATAAAAAGTTTCTTTTTTAACTTTTTTAGGAGATTTTTTACCTTTTAAATCTGATTTATTCGCTAAGATTTTTTTCAATTCACTTAATTTATCTTCTTTTTTATCTTTTTTATCTTTTTTTACTTCTTTAACTACTTCTTCTTCTTCTACTTCTTCTTCTTCTACTTCTTCTTCTACTTCTTCTTCTACTTCTTCTTCTACTTCTTCTTCAGAAGATTCATCAATAATATCTTTTCCTTTAGCACCTTTATTTTTATCTTTTTTATCTTTATCTTTACCTTTTAATTTATTCTCAACTCTTGTTTCATGTTTATATTTTTCATCATCACTTTCCCATTCAATTTTATCAGCATCCCATAATCCGATTAAATTATTTTCTGAGTCATAAACTTCTTCATTATAAATATTATGAGTATAACTAATACCTTCATAAACTAATAATTCATATTCAACATCTATTTTGTAAATATCTTCTGTAATTTCAGAATATTTTAAATTATCAATTTCGGTTGTTTTAATTTCTGTTTTAGGTTTTTCTTCAACTGTTTGTGTTTTTTCAGATTTATCAGATTTATCAGATTTATTAGTTTTTTTAGATTTTTCTTTAAAATCCTCAACTCCTCCAGGATATTCTAAAACATTTGTAAATCCTGCTTCGATTAAATGTTCAATTAATTTTTCACTAGCATTACATTCTTTTTTCTGACAATGTGTGACAATTGGGACATCTAAAATATCTAATTTCTTTTCATTAACCATTTTTAATAATTCAGGAATATTTGATAAACTGCTTTTAATGAATTTTTTTATTTTATTTGTTTTTTTCGATTTACTTAAATTTTCCAATGATTCATGAAATAAATTCACACTATTATCAATACTAAATTCTTTAAAATGTTTTTCATCTAATGCATTAATAATCAAATGGGATTTTTTATTCATAATTTCTTTTAACTGATCATAATCTACATGACAAGTAATAATATATGTTCTTATTTTTTCATCCCATTTAGAATCTTTTTCAATAGTATAATGAACATGTCTTGGATAAGTTATTTTATTAACTTTATAAGGTTGAGGACAATTTAATACAATTTTTACTTTACCATTTTTATCAGTTTTAACTAATCCATGATTATCTTCATTATTGTAGGCAGTTTTAGGATCATTAATTAATGTATATTTATCTTGTGGATCACTTGCCCAATAAAATAACCATTTATTTTTAGGTTCTTCATCTATTTCAACCGATACATTTATATCAGATAACTTAGGTTCTTCTACCTTAAAATTCTTTTTATTATCCATAAAAAAATCTTTATTTTTGTTTAAAATAGGAGGTAAAAGAGAATCATTACCAATTTCTTTGTACCATTTAGGAATTTTTCCATCATTCATTTTTTCATGAACCTTACAAGTTAAACAAGTTTTAACCATTATTTATATATATATAATATTTAAAAATTTGATTTTTTCTTAACTTATAAATAAAACAATGGCATTTCTTAGAAAACAAACAACTGAAGGATCTATCGGATTAATTTATTCTATTATTCAAAAATGTATTAGAAGAGGTTTAGAAAATGAATCATTATATTATTCACAAATCCTTTACAATGAAGCAACTAAAAATTGTTTAAGAAAAAGATTAATTTATGTATGTAATGAAGATATCTGTAATCTTAAATTATCACAAGAAATATTAGAATGTAATGATACTGATTTATTTAAATATCTTATTATTTGTTGTAGAATGAAAAAAACTCATGAATCTGCATGGTTAAGTCGATTAGCACTTCATTATGCTATGAATAATCTTAAAACAGATTCTGAAGAATTAAATGAAGCAATTAAAATAACAAATTTAGTGAAAAAAGAAGATTTTAAATCAATTAGAGAATATCTAGGAAAATATTCAAAAATGTATAGTTTTACAAGTAAAAATAATTTAGTATGGGCATCATATATATTATTTCATAAAAGACCTGAATTAAATCAATCATATGGTATTAATGATATTCATTTAGAAGAAATTATGCCTAAAAAATTTAATGAAATACCATTTTGGGTTAAAGATAAACATGTTCCTGGAGGAACAAAGGGTTATGGATTTTTCTTTAAAAATAGTCTAGTAATGAATATTAAATTATATAATGAAGATAAATATGAAAGTGAAACAAAATCAGTTTACTTGGAAGATGAAAAAACCTTAGGTAATGGAAAAACTAAAATACTTTATAATAAATGGAAAGAATCAGAACTTAATTTTCCAGGATTTAAAGATATTGTTCAGGTTCAACTTTTAACCAGAAAAAATAATCCTAAGGTTTATTTTACAACATCATTAAATGATAATAAAAAATATGTATTAAAAGGTCCTATGAAATTAGATATGAGAAAAAGTGTTATGAAAAGTGAAAATCTTAAAAAACTTTTAAATCTTAATCATTTAAATGTAGAGTTTATTAATTTATTTAATCAAAATTGGATGAAATCTGATTCTCTAAATGATTATAAAGTTAATTTAAGAGAAATAAAAACAAGTAAATTAGAAGGAGAAGTTTATATTTATTCTGGTGAAACAAATAATTTTAATTTTGATAATATTAATGAAAATAATTTTATAAAACTATTTGAACAATATCTTCTTAGATTAGTCGCAGGAGCAAATGATCATTGTGCAAGAAATTTCATTATTAAAGATAATATTATTTATAGTATAGATGATCATAGTGTTATAGATAGTTTTGATTTTAATAATATTAAAATGAAAAAAACTATAAAAGAAAAATGGAATAATTATATTATCATTTATAAAAAAGAAATAATAGAAATTTTAGATCAGTGGAATATTAAAACAAAAGATTATAAGAAAACTAATTTAAAAATTAATTCATTAATTGATATAATTAATAAATTTGAAATTTGAGTTTTAGTATATTAAACAAAATAAATGACTACCTTTATTGTGAATTCAGATAAAACTATTACAATGGAACTTACCGATACCATGAATCATCTTAAACAATTGATTATTAAGGAATTTAATTTGGAAAATGAGTATATTGATCTTGAATTTAATTTGGATAAACCTATTCGTGGTTTTGGTAAAATGAATCTTGAATCAGGAATTATCCCTCGAACCATGGATAATTTTCCTTTCAACAGATACAATTTGGAAGGGAAAACAGTTAATTGTAAATTTATTCCAGTAACAGATTATCAACCAAATATCATTTCTAAATCAGAAGTCCCTCAGAGTGTTTACAAACCCCCTGGAATGAAAACAAAAAATAATGATAAAGATAGAAAAGATATTAATATAGCAAATTATAATCTTACTTCACTTACAGATTTTCCAAGTCTATAATTCTTAAAATATCTTCTCCATATAATTCTAATGTTTTTTTACCTATACCTTTAATAGAAAGTAGTTCAGATTTATCACTAGGTATATTAGAAGATATATTAATAATAGTTTCATTTGTTAGAATGCGATAACAAGGAATATCTTTTTCTTTAGAAATTTTCATTCTATATTCTTTTAATTTATCAAGAATATTTGTATTAATGTTAATAACTTTTTTATGAATATCTTTATTATTTTTATTAGTTTCAATATAATCATTAATGAGTTTAATGATTCTTTTCTTTTCAGATATTTTTTCTTCTAGTTTATAAAATCTATCATGATATTTTCCATAAAATTGTTTAACTTTAGATTTTATTTTAATTTTTTTTGGATCAAAATCAAGGAGATATAATCCTTCTAAACTTTTTACACGACTTAATGCAACATACATTTGTCCTGCTTCAAAAATATCTCTTCCAAGATCCATAATACACAAATCTAATGTCATTCCTTGGCATTTATGAATAGTCAATGCCCAAGCATATTCAAGAGGTATTTTTTTATAAATGAGTCCAGGAACATTAATATCATAAATATCAATAGGTTTCATTTCAAACTCTTCATTATCAACAAATTTAACAATAGGATATTCATTCATACCAGTGATAACTCCTCTACTACCATTAACAATTTTATCAGAAATATTATATGTACAGATAACTTGATCTCCAATTTTAATTTCTATAGATTGATTATTTTTATTAATTAGTTCAGTAGCATGTTTAATATCATAATTACTGATTTGATTTTTAAACATTTCTTCTTCAGAGGGATTTATAATTGTAATATTAAATATTCTTCCAGGAGTTTGAAGTTTATCATGTTCAGTTTTATTAATTATACTAACATCTTTATTTTTAGGAAAGAGTTTTGTTGGAATAATATCATTATTTTCATAGGGTATTATTCTGCTTTTAAGAGTTTCAACATTGCTAGTAGATATTTTACCAATACGAATATTATTCAACATTTTAGAAAAAGTAATATTATCTTGTCTAAATATTTTCTTTAGAATATGTGTAGTAGGAAATATATTATTCCAATTATCAGACTCAAAACAATATAAAGAATCTTCTTCATTATCATTACCAATGGGAGGAAGTTGATAGAAATCTCCTGAGAAAATTAATTGTATTCCACCAAAAGGTTTATCATTTTTACGAAGTCTTTTACCTATTGTATCAAGTATATTAAAGAACTTTTTAGATAGCATACTTACTTCATCAATAATTAAGACATCTATTTCAGTCCAATTACATATTTTCTTACTTTTCCTAATTTTATTTATATAATAAGTAGTATCTTCTTTATCAATAATACCAGTTCCAGACCATGAATGAATTGTTTTAGCATTAAGGAGTAATGCAGCACAACCAGTTAATGCTGTGACTTGACAATTTTTATGAGATTTAATACAAATTTCTTTTATAAAATTAATAAGGAAAGATTTTCCAGTTCCACCAGGTCCACTCATAAAGATATTTTTTCCATCGATAAAATCTTCCAAAATATTTAGTTGTCTGATATCGAGTAAGGATAATTCTTCCATTATATTTTATATATTTTGATTTATTTAAATATAAAAATCAAATTTATAAATAATATTTTAAAGTTGCTTTCAAACCTTTTTTAGATATCATAACGCTTTCTTTATAAAATTCAAATATATCTTTTTTATTACAACTCATGAAAATAATATAAGAAATAATAACTATTAAATTTATAAAAATAGTTGTATTATCATTTCTTCTATAAACAATTAGTAGAGGAAGAATATGAGGGATTAGAATAAATAAAAATATTTCCCAATCATTAACTTGATAAATAAAATATAGTATAATAGGAACAATTAATGATATAATTAGTATTTCATATAGAGGTGGTATAGGAATATAATTAAAATAATATAGTATCGACCATATTTGTAACCAAACAGAATAAAAAAATAAAAAATTCATTTATAATATAGAATATATTTTAACAACTCAAACAACATTCATTTTTTTTACATTTTTTTAGATCAGTATCTATATCATCAATAGTTAATTTATCAGCTTTATCTTTTTTATATTTATGAAAAAATATTTGTTTTTCATGGAAAGAAATATGTTTATTATATTCTATTTTATTAACTTTTTCTAAATATCTATTATAGTCATTAGGACCAATATATTTTTCAGTTTCTTGAAATACGTTAGCATATTCAGGACAAATATTATCAAAATAATCTTTTTTAATTTCACATATTTTATCTGCTTTCATTAATCTAATTTGTTCTTTTTTATTTTTTAAACGACTTATCATATTAATACATTTATCAATGACCATATATGTTTCTTCCATATTTTCTTGATATTTTTTAAATTTAAGAATAGATGCCGAACAAGTAATTATACTACCCAATATAATAGGTGATAGATTAAAAAAATCTCTTGTTAAATTATCAGGTTTATCTTCTTCTTCAGATAAAAATATTAATTTACAAGATTCAATAAAAGTTAATCCTGATGATAAAATAATAGTACTTATATTCCAAAAATCATGACATCTTTTATAATATGAATATTTTAGATCTAATATTTTTTTACTTTGTTCGATTCTTCTTTTTTTATCAGTAATATAGAATATTAGATCTTCTAATGAATTAATTTTATTTATATCTTTTACTTCAGTAGGACTATCAATAATATCATTATCATTATCATCATTTGATTTTTCTAGTTCTAAATCATTTACATCTTCTTCATCTCCTTTAGATTTACTTCCACAACAATTACTATTTTCTTTTACAGGTTTCGGTAATCTTTTAGTATCAGGGTAATGAACAGGTGGTGATGATAATTTATCATTTTTTTTATAATCAGTAAATTGTTGATTTAATGTATCTACAGGATCTGCTGGTTTAAGATCTGGAGGTTTATCATTAGGAACAGGAGGTTTATCATTAGGAACAGGAGGTTTATCATTAGGAACAGGAGGTTTATCATTAGGAACAGGAGGTTTATCATTAGG